GCAACTTGACTTGCACTATTTCGTGTAGTCTGCCAATCTGTTGCATTAGCACCCCTAGCATTACCACCTGCTGTAGTAGATGTAGTAGCTTGTGCTTGTAATGCGCCTGTTCCTTTAGGCTGGAGAACTAATGGAATGTCTGTGTTTGAACCTTGTGCTGAAACTACGGGAGCAGCACCTGTTGCCGCTCCAGTAACTTGTATGTAATTAACTGCGGAAGCTGTGCGTGTTACACGCATCTGTTCAACACCAACTGGCGAAAACTTTATAGCGTTGTTTGTTTCATCAACAGTCAACAAGTCAAGCGTTGATGTTGTGTTGTTTTTGCTTTGAATAATGAAGTTACCGCCAGAAGCACGAACTCTGTAATCTGTAAAAGCATCATCACCCCAAACAGTTGCTGTTCCTCTTTGAAATTCTAAATCTGCAATCGGAGAAGAATTAGTGTTTGACCACACTTTTGCTGTTGCCGCATTAGTTTTATTTAAAGTCAGCGTGTCAGTAGCTTCTAAAGTGGTAAATGTTCCTGCGGCTGGGGTAGTAGCACCTATAGTTATGTTATCCATTTCCCCAACAAAAGTAGGAGCAATTTCAACAGAATTAGCACCTGTGGGCTTTATGTGAACATGACCTGTACCAGTAGGACTAATGTCTATTTGTGCGTTTGTACCATTTAAATTGGTAGATACAGCAACAGTAACATTATCGCCACCGCCAGCACCCATGCTAATCTGAGTAGTTCCACCTGAGTTTTTAAGTGCTAGACCAGCAGAGTTTGTAGCTTGTACTACAGGAGTAGTTACGCTAGTAAGTGTTGCCGTTCCACCAGTAATAGCTACTGCGTTGGCGTTTTGCTCTGCCATCGTACCAAGACCAGTTAGGGTATGGTCAGCGTTCCAATCACTAGGGCGAACTAAACTTGTATCTACATCATCAGGGATGGTGCTGACTTTAGTGTGCTTGACTGTTATAGCCATTACTGTACCCCGATTATTTTGCCGTCTTGACCTCTAATAACAGTCTTAGGCTGGCTCATTTTGTTCATCATTTCACCCAGCATCATAGCCATTTGGTTACTATTGTTGTTGATGGCGTTAGCGACTGTTTCCATTGGATTCTGCATTGCTTGTGCCATATCTTGCTCGTTAGCGTAAGCCATTGCACCGTCTGAATCATCTGAACCAATCCGTGCAACTTCAATCTTTGCCCCGTTGTTAATGTGGGCCAATAAGACTTGAGTATTGCGTTCAGTCATCATCTTCATTTGAGCGACTTTGACTTCCATCTCCCGATCCATCATATTGCGTTGTTCTTCCAGTTGGAATTTAAGCTGGTTCTCTTGTGCTTGGTACTCTTGTTTAGCCTTCTCAAGTTCCATCTGCATCTGCATCTTCTGTGTTTCCATCTGCATCTGTGCCTGCATTTCAGCTTGTTTAGCCTGTACTTCGGCTTGCATCTTAGCCTGATCCATCTGCATTTCCATCTGTAACTTCTGCATTTCAGGTGATGGTGGTTTGGGTTGGCCTTCTTGTGCTTTGGCTTGTTGACGGAACTTATCGGCTGTTTCGTCTATTAAACCTTCTAAACCTTTACCTGCCTTAAACGCTGTTACGCCAAACTTAAGCATCTCAATCAACATTGGGGTAAGTTCAGGTGTAGCTTGTGCGGCAGGAATAGCTTGCTGTAAGAAGCCACCCATGGCACTCAAGAACTCCATGCGGTCTGCTTTTTCTTGCTGCTCATCCTGATAAATCATGGAATCCGTAGTTACTTCGATACGGAAGTTCTTAGCAGGTTCATCCTTCAGTAATGCAAGGGCTTGCGGTATGAGTTGCTGATCCTGTTGGGATAACTGCATTGCACCACTAATCTTGACAATCGTGTCATCGGTAAAGTGGTTACAAATAATCTGTGCCTTGATCTGTAACAGGGCGGTAGCAAAGTTCACTACATCGTGTTGCATGGTCTTGAGTCTACCGCTGGCATTATTTGACTTAATGATCTGTGCGCCAAGGGTTTCATTCGGATCGGTCTGCCCACGCTGAATATCAGCAATACCCATAATCTCGTAGATTTGACCTTTGACCTGCTCCATAGCCTGATAAGCCATGTTTAAACCTTCGGCAATCGGCTTGATGTCTACAAGGTTAATAGCCCCTACAAGTCCACCCTTCTCGCTAAATGCCCCGTAGTTTTTAACAGGCAGTAAGGAATTGTTCTCACCCTCTGTAAACAGACGGGCAAGGGATGGCTCAGAAGCGTCATACACGCCCCGAACCTTAAGTGCTTGGATGAATCCATCAATACGGTCAGCAAGCGTGTCTAGCTGTCTTGCTTGGTCTTGGTAGAGAACAAAGTCAGGTACAGGTACTAAGCTGTCATTGGTCAGGGTGGAGAACATTGGTTTAGGGCAAGGCCAAAAGTTCTCTAACTTTAATGGGTCGGCACGGGTATCCAAAATCTTACCCATTGACTTATTAAGCCAAATCACCTCACCCGTGGTCTTATCCCAAATCTCATAGACAACGGCTTCGGATGAGCCTTCACCCATCTTTTCGTTAAATGTCCTTGACGATTCAGGTCTAGTATCTAGCGGTATCTTGCCGCCCAATTCCTCACCAAAACGCTCGACTAGGGCTGGTCTGCCCATGTAAACCTTACGCCATACCGCTGTCACTTCTTCCCATGTACGGGCAACGGTTAAGCCAAAGTCACGCCAATGAACATAGTCAACAGGGGCGCACTCGTACTCAATGCGTTCCTGATCTTCTTTGTATATACCGCCTTCTGTTTCTGCCTCGTCAATGTCTTCAGTAACCTGAAAACCATCATCGGGCGCACCGTCAGCTTCACCACCTTCTTTACCAACAATATGTGGCTCATACCGTACCCAAGCTGTTCCACGACCACCAAGTAGACGGTCTTGAACCGACTGTTTCATGGCACTTGAATAGTCACCATAATGCTCAATTTCGTACTCTAGTGCTCGTTCTAGCATCATTGACGCTACCCGACCTATAGGGTCATTGTCTCTAAATCTGCGTGAAACATCGGGTCTTGGAAGTCTAGCAAATACCGCAGGGGTGATGGTCTGAACATTAGACCAAAGGATATTGAACTTGGCGTTAGGATTGTTGCGACTGCGTGAATCGTCACGATACCGCTTGACAATCTTCTCTGCACGACCTTCCCATTCTTTGAATGTACGCTCGTACTGGGCGATGCAGTTGTACCAATCTTCGTATGTATGATCCATGTTAATCCTTAGGTAAAGTTACCTATTGCTATTACTTCTGCACCTGCGCCAGTAGTTACTTTCCAAGCACCATTTTTAGAAAAAGTATTTATTTCAATGGAATAAACACCGATTGCAGTATTGGCGGCTACTAATACATGGGATGTAGTGTTATCTAACAGGCTTACAGTAGAAGTGGCTGTAGCAGATACAGTAATAACTAAACGGTGTAAATAATCACCTGTAGCACCAGTTGTGCCTAATACTTGACCTGTTTGTGAAGCTGCTACATGCTCGTAGGGTAATGCGTATGTTGCGGCTGCTGATGTCATTTAAATTCTCCTGTTGGTTACTTTGGGGGTTTCTTTCCACATCTCGTTGAGTGTTACTTCTGTTTGCCCGACATGAAGTCCTTTAATCCTTGTATCTTTAAGGATAGGGCTTTCTTCATCCTTCCAAACAAGGCTGAGATAGCGCATAGCATCACTCGAATGGCTTGTCCAATCGTGTTTTGGGCGATCCCTAAATACTTTCTTATCATCATCCCACTCCCGTTGATATTGACGCAAACATTCTATTAATTCTTCACACTTATTATCGAACCAACAGCGTGTTAATGCAAGTCGTGTAGCCTGTATTCCATCCTGAATTGACAGATTTGGTACGATTTTAAGATGTTTTATGTCAATTTTTGCAGATATTTGTTCGATTATGCTCTTACCACCACTAGCCAATGTTTTAGCCCGTGCGTCATGGGGTAGGTAATGAATACCGTACTTGTACCCGTACTCATCCTCTTTTTGTGCAAGTAAACCTGTGTAGTAAGAGATTGGTTGACCGTTGCTAGAGTGGTGATCAAGTATCCGAATCTCACCATATACGCATTGCCACCAAATAATTGCCGTAGAATCGTTGTACCCCAAGTCCCAAACTGTGTGACAAGGGAACATAGGGTCATAGTCCACCGTGGTAATACGCTCAAGGTCGGTAATCCTACGCATCTCCTGCCCGTAGAATGCGCCAACTATAGCCGCCTCAAATGAGCATAGGAACTCTTGTTCGTACTGGTTATCAGACATAGATGCTTTGGCATCGTCTAATTCAGATTGTGGTAAAAGATTAGTTTGGTCTGCCCGTAAAGTTTTCACATACCAATTCGGGTTCTTTTGGGCTTCATTAAAGATGTCATAAAAAGAATTGTGGCCCTTCGGTGTCCCAATGAATGTAGCCCAACCGATACGGTCTGATAATAAAGGACGAATAATCTCACCCCATACTGATGGTTTCATATCGGCCATTTCGTCCATGACTACGCCATCTAAAAAATTGCCTCGCAGTGCGTCAGGGTTATCTGCGCCAAAGAGCCTTATCCGTGCGCCATTAACCAATTCGACCCATAACTCTGATTGATTGGCTTTAGTCATAAAAGGTTCAGAAAAGCGTTCCAAATATCTCCAAGCTACTGATTTGGCCTGTGAGTAAAACGGGGCAATGTAAGCGTATTGGGCGTGTTTTTTGTTTTCTATTAAGGCTTTAACTATCAAATCATTGATACAGGCTACAGTCTTACCACAACGCCTGTGGGCTACGATAACTGCCCAGCGTTGCTTACGGGTGTGGAAGTCCTCAAAAACGCTTCTAGGGCGGTATTTTAGCTTTACAGGGCTACTCATCTGCCCATGTGATTCTTATATCGCCACCGTTTGAGCCTGTGACCTCATTGACTTGGGTTTCTTTCCATCTAGCCCTTGTCTTTAGCCAAAAGATAGCGGCCGCAGTATTGCCCTTCTTAGCTTGATTAAACAGCGTTCCAGCAATAGCTGAGTTAGCATCTATACGGCCTTCGTCTAGTTTATCTTGGTAGTATTTCACCAGCGTATCAGCACTAATCTTTAAGCGGGTAGCAATATCCTCATGCGGGCAACCCAATGCAGATAAGCGTTTAACCTGCTCTCTGCTTTCTTTTGTAGGTTTATGGGGCGGTCTGCCTTTTCCAGTCATTTTTATAACTCCGTTTTAATCCCAGTAATTGTTGAAAGCTTTTAGCGGGTAGAACACTAGGCTATTTCTATAACCCCCCTCTGCGGTAGGTCTGATAGGGGTTACACCATGAACATTTCTCCAAGCTGGGTATACCAGCATAGAGTTATCCCTACTGTCTACCGTTGCACCGTAATCAGGAACAGTTGTATTCCCACCTTTAGCATTAACCTTTTTAG